AGGTGAAGGTCAGGGTGGCGACTGTGGTGGCGCCTTCCCTGTAGATGACCGTGGAGAGGTTGTTCGTGGCGCCGACGTAGTTAAGGTCGATGGAGCTGAACTGCGGGATGTTAAACCCGGCGAGGTTGCGGACGGAGACGTTGGGGAAAGCTGCCATAAGTTATGCCGCTGCTTGCGGACCTCCGAGTTGTTGCTCCTGCGCCATCTGCTGGAGCGCGGGCTGCGCGCCGACCCGGCCGATGACGGCGTTTTGGCTCTGCTGGAGCTGGAAGTTGAATGCCTGCATGCGGGCGTCCAACATGCGGCGGAAGATTTCGTCCTGCTGGTAACGCTGGGAGACGGCCGGGTTGCTTTGGATGATTTGCTGGAGCGTCTGCAAGCGGACCTGGGCGTTTTGGCCGCCTTCTTTCATCGGGGGCTCGGTGCCGGCGGCGATCTTGGCAAAGGCGCCCTGCTCGTCTTCGATCTCCTGCTGGGTCGCGGCGCCGATGTCTTGGACCAGCATGCTCGCCATATTGGGATCGACGGCTTGGAACATGTATTTGACCAGGCCCGCCCGGTCGATGACCCCAAAGCTGTCGAGGGGAACCAAGACCTTGGCCAAGTAGTCGAGCTTGGCGCCTAGTGCCTCGCTGTCCAAAAGCCGCGCGTCAAACTCGGCGGTGATGTCAAATCGCCCACGGATGTCTTGTGGGCTTGCGCTGAAAGCCAGCGAGGCGTTGCCGGTGACGCGGGAAACTTCTTCGGGCGTCATATACTGCTGGGCCAGCGCCATGGTCTGGATCACGCAGAGCTTCATGTCCAAGAGGTAGCTGTCGATCATCTCTTGGGTATGGATCATGGACATCTGCGGCGGGACACCGTCTGCCATGCGGCCGAAATAGTTGTTCACGTCAAAGCGGGTGGCGTTCTCCACTTCAATGCTGCCGGAGTCGGGGCGGGGCGGGTCCATCCAGCCGATCTCGTTAGGCCGACGCTCGGGGATTTGGACGCCGGGCCCCATGACCAAGTCAAACTTGCCCCGGTTGGCTGGCACGCGGACGGGCGGGAGAATACTGATCGAGGCGCGGTCGGCGCGGTAGTCGCGTTGGATCTTGATTTCTTCCTGCGCGGTCTGGACTAGCTCGGGGATGCCACGGCTCTCCAAGAGAGGGCGGGTGCTGCGCTCGCGGGGCATCTCGACAAAGGGATACATGCCGTGCGCGTAGGGCAGTAGCTCATGGATGGCGGCCTTGTCGGGGATGTGGTAGCTGATGACGGAGCGCGTGACGCGGATGGCGTCGGTCTTGGGGTCGTTCTCCTTGCGGAAGACGTGCCAAATTTCAATCAAGTCGCGCAGTTGCTCAAAGAGGAACTGGTCGGTGCGGTGGAGGTTAAGATGGATGCGCTTGAGCTGGCCCTTGTGCTTGACGGCTTCCTCAACCCAATCCTCGTCCCATCCCTCGACAGCGGCCCGCTCGCGCAACTCCACTTCATTGAGTAATTCTCTGCGGGCAACGAACGCGGCGCGCTGGAGAGAGAAGGTCTGGATGGGGAAGATGACATCCTCCCAAGCCTCAAGGGCGGTCCAGACGGGCTTTGATTCAAAAATGTAGGGGCTCTCCCATTCGACTTCGCCTTTGTCGCGCAGGGCGCGGACCTTGGAAACCTTGCCCAACTCGGGCACGACTTGGCCGAGCAACTCGGCGGCGGTCTCCTCTTGCAGCGGGTCCATGACGATCTCCAAGAGGGCGGCGAGGTTGGGGTCTTGCGACTCCTCCACCATCATCTGGGCTTCCTCAATAGTGAACCGCTTGATCTCGGTGCGGGTCGTCTGCTGCCAATCAATCGCCATGATCGAGAGTCCGTAGGTCTCGCGGAACTCGGTGGCCAAGCGGATCTCGCGGCGGAGGTCGTCTAGGCAGTGCTGGAAGAGAAGCCACTTGAGCACCGTCTCGGCGGCGTTGCGCTTCGCCGCGTCCATGCTCTCCACCGGCTGGACCTGCACGCGGCTCTTGAAGAATGCGTTTGTCAAGATAGCGCAATGGTCCCGAATGATATTGTCGGCCAATCGCACACGGGTATCGGCTGCGCCGTCCCAAGGCCAGGGCTGGCGGCCCATGGCGCCGGCGTGTTTGCGGCCATCCTCTGACTGTCCCGGCCACACACAATATCGGGTGTTCCAGTTGCGGAGTTTACGCTGAACGTATTGGCTACCGTCCGCATCGGCCTGGTCGATGTCGGACAGGATCTCGCTGATCTTTTCGCGGTCGGGGGATTCGATCATGGACAGATGCCGGTTATTTCGGAGGGGCGGTAGCCGACCATGGTTTTGCGAGGGGTGTAGGGAACGGTGGTTTCGGGATGCTTCTTGGCGAACCAGTCGCGGAAGCCTTTGTCGTGCCAGCATCCATTCTCGGCGGCGTGCCATGAATGCCAGACATCGGCGTCCACGCTCATGGTGTGCTGCCCTACGCCTTCGATGGCACAATGCTCCAAACGAGCGTTGGCTTCAGCGATCCGGCTTTGTCGCACACCGGAGAGGACCGCCGAGGCGTTCCATCCAGTAAGCAATTCTTCCTTAACTGCGTGAGCCAGATCGTCGCCGAGATCGGTGACAAATTCTGACCAGAGACTATTTGACATCCTAACTGCTGCCGTCCGCCGTGAAGCGGACGACAGAGTGTTAAGACATTTGTCTTAGAGGTTCGCCAGCTTGTTCACGGCGAAGAACACATGCAGTTCTCCGGTGGTAAGCGCGGCAAGCGTTTTGGTCGCCGCAGGGGTGCCAACGGTGAGCTGCACGGTGCTGGTGCCACTGGCGACCGTGACCGGCGAGGTAGCGGTGAACGCTTTATACAGCACCGGAGTGCCGTTGGCGTTTGCCTGCATGGCGGCCACAACCGCAGAACCGGCTCCGCTAAGAGTCATGGTCGTTGTGTTGTTGGCGCTGTCGGCCGCGTCAGCAAAGCTGGTGACCAGCTTGAACGCTGCGTTTTGCACGACATCTCCCGCCGCAAGCGACAGTAGCGTTAGGTTTTGAGCTGTTGCCGCAGTGGTCTCGGTGAGATCAGCGTGCGTGACAATGGCCTTGTGGGTGTAGCCGGTTGCGGCTTTGGTTTCGTTGGGCAGTTCGTAGACTTGCATGGTAATTATTTCTCCTTGTTAGGTGTTACTAGGAAGTCGCGTGGAACTTACCGAGGGACTTCGGATTCCAGCAAACGAGCGCGCAGATGGCGTCGATGAGGCCGCGAGGTCCGCCGCCTTGGTCTTCCAGCTCTTGGAAGCGGGGGCGACGGCCGTAACGCAACTCGATCATGTTCGGGTCCAGCAGGTAGCCACGGCGAAGCTGGGTGGCTTCGTTCTGGTCCTTCGCGTTGAACAGTGATGGCAACAGGCTAATTGTGCCGAAGTCACCTTCAAAGGTGTCCACCTTCGCAGTGATCTTCCGGGCCTCTGTAGGCTGGGTGAACGTGCGGATGGACAACTCTTGCGCGGAGTCAGCGCCGGTGGCGAAGCGTGTGAACTCGGTGAACTTGCGCTTCAGCTCGGGTCCGCAAACCAGGACCATCGTGCTGATCTGGCCAGTGACCGTGTAGATCGACTGGAGCATGCTCTGCACGTTGGCTTCGGTGAGGGCGGCGAGGTTGGTGTTGTTGATGCTGGCGGCCGGGGTGCGGAAGTTGGCCGGCACGGGCAAATCGCTTTGCGCGGCGCTGTTTACCCAACTGCCGAGGCCGCGAGTCTTGAACGGCGTTGCGCCGGTCTGCTCTTGCGAGTCATTGTCGGAACAAATGGCGGATTCCAAGTCACGGGCGATTTCAACCAACGAGCGGGAAACGCCACGGGCCATTTCCTTTTTCTTACCAACGCCGGCGATGTTATCGACGTTCTGGGCAAAGTCATCGACCTTGATGGAACGGCGGAACTTCTGGGCGCGGCCAGAGAGGAGGGCGCGGTTAGCGGCCGGATCAGCGAAGGTGCTGACATCGGCGTTGGTGAGGACGCCGCCGAACGACGGGTCGTTGTAGCTGTCGGCTTGCCACGAAAAAACTGAGCCATTAGATAAATCTTGGCCCTTCTTCGCCATAGAACTTACAGGCGTGTTTTTTGCGTCTACAACCGAGATAACGTCAGCCAGGTCTTCACGAAGACCAACTGCGGGGTGAACAAGTCCTTGGGACATAGTGTTGTGAATTTTCTAAGTAGTGATTGCGGTTTAGAGCAGTCCCTCGGAGACGAATGCCTCAATGGCGTCCATTGAAACATCTCCTGACAGGATGCGGTTTTTTGCAGCAGAGCTGCCTTTGGTGGCAGACTTAGACGTGCTGACCGGCTTCACAGCGGATGGGGGCTTAGATTCTGACTTCTTTGACGAAACCTTTTTCTCGGCGGCGGCCTTGGCCTCCTTGGCCTTTTGCGAGGCCATGAGGGCTTGCTCTCCGTAGAGGGCGAGGCCGATCCAGTATTCATGCTGCGGGATGCGCAACAGTTCCGGGGCCGACTTGACCGTAGCCTGGTAGGCTTTGTTGAGGTCCGTGCCGGACTTGAAGAGGTCGGGGAAGATGGACTTCGCCGCCTCGACGGCAGGGGCTCTTTGCGAGAGCCACGCCCTGCGCGCTGGCGCATGCACGGTGAGGATGTCATCGGCTTTGATGAGGTAATCTTTCACCTCGTCGCCGCTAATGAACTGCTCCGAACCATCCGGTTTCTTGATCGTGGTGCCGTCGCTATGTTGCAGGGCCCAGCGTCTTACCGCTTGAGCGTTCTGCACGCGCTGCTCCAAGACCTCTTCACCATCAACGTCGGCCAACGGATTGTCGGCGGACGGAGAGAGGATGGGGCGGCTGGTCTGGTTAAGCTGGGCCTCTAGTTCCGCCCTGGCGGCTTTTAGCTGTTCTAGTTCGGCCGAGACGGCGGTGGCCCGCTCTTCGGACTCACGCTGCTTGGCGACCAACTTGTCGATCCGCTTCTGAACCTTGTCCTTCGGGGCCTCGGCGCCGGCTTCTGTATCGGCCGGCTCGTCCTCCTCGCTGTCCTCGGGTTCAGTGACGGGATCTTCACCGGACTCTTCGGATTTCTCCTCGGTGTCCTCTGTTTCGTCAGAATTGTCAGAGATCGTTTCCTCAGACTCCGTTTCGTCCTCTGGCTCGGGGGCCGGTGCGGGCGGGATGCCCAGATCGGCCAAAGCCATAGAAACTACATCAACGTCGTCTGCTTTCGCTGCGACCGTGTCGGTCGTCGTGTCTGTTGCCATAAGGAAAAACCCCTCAAGTGGTGCGCCAGCGCATTTTGGGGAACGGCGCGCAGGACCGTAGAAGGAGGCGCGGGGCCTCACTTCCGCTTACTAATAGCACACAACCGCACACACCGCAAGGGGAATGTTTTACAATGTGAATTTATTCGCTATTCGGGAATGGCGAATGGCAGGGGATTGGGGCGGAAGATGCTTTTGGGATCTTTGGGGGGAATGATGCGCATTGCTTGCAAATGGCTTCCGAGGACATTTGGCGAGAATGGCTTAAAGGGTATGCTGTTTGTGCTGGCGGCCGGAGATCGACTGAGAGTTCATCTGGGGGTTGTAAATCAAACAGTGGATTGATGGTGTAGCGTGACCGGTGTAGCGTTGCGTTCCCGAGCGGGATGTCGGCTATACCCGACATGGTATAAAGCGGTCGGGCGGCGGCTTTTTATACCCGAGCGGGAACCTACAGCTTGGCCGCCTCGGCCCTGCGCTGCTCTAAGTCGTCCCACAGCTCCTGCAGGGCATTTAGTTGGCCAGCGGCGTGGGCGACAAAGCCCGGCTCCTTCGATGTCGCCATGGCGCTGACCAGCAGGACGGCATCGGCGATGCGGTCTTGCAGGGTTGTCATTACCGCCAAGTAACTCGGGGGGGCTTGCTCGCGGCTGAATGCTAGGGCGGCATCGGGGTCGAAGTCGTCGCTGACTTTGTAGAGGTCTAAGGGGATGGCCCTAACTTTGGTTAGGAGTGTTTTGAATATACTTGTGAACATGTAATGCGTTTTCTATCCGTGGGTTTTAGGGGGGTGTTCTTATGTGAATCTGGTGAAGTAGAGCAGCTTGTCAGCCGCGATAACGTGCGGCGCGCAGTCCATGCAGCAGGGGCCGAGCTGCGGATCTTCGAGCCATTTCACCGTAAGCGGCTTTTCGCATACCTGGCACAATGGGGCGCCCCTGGCCGTGACCTTCCGGTCGTCCGGTGGCGGCGGTTGGTTGCGGGAGATGGTGGTCATCGTGTTGCCCCGAAGAACGTGGTGAAGATGTCGGCGCCGGCTTGGGGTGCGGCTTGCGATGACTTGTAGCCAGCGTTCCAGCCGGCTTCGTAGACGCGGTCAAAGAACTTGCGCATGCCGGAGGGCGTGAAATGCGGATCGTCCAAGAGGCGCGGGTTTTTGCGCGTTAGCTCGGACCAGCAATAATCTTTGTCGCTCACCACTTTGTGGTCGCCGCCCAATAGGCCGCGCTGCTTTTGCCCTTGGCGATGTTCTTGGCATGGCGGGCTTTGAAGGACTTGTTGCGGGCGCTGCCGGCCGGTGAGCCCTTGACGCCTTGCTGGCCGAAGCGGATCAGCTTGCCGCCGACCGGAAGGTCGTCGCCGCATGCTTTGACAACGTGGCTCTTGGTTGGGTGACTCGGCGTGCGCTTGGGTTTATTGCATGCCATGGCTGCTTTGTTTGTTTTCATAAATCAATAGCTCCCGCCGCCGCGCGCCATGAGGATGTCGCCCTCGACGTTGTTGACGCCGGAGAGGCACAAGTATCTGACCAAATCCGGGAAGTCCTTGGAGCTTCCCTTGGCCCCGTCACTGCCGGTCCATTCTTTCATGCAGTAGATAACGTTCTTGCACTTCTCGCTGATGTAGAGCTTGGGCTGGTTGAGCGCGCTGATCGGCTTGTCGCGGTCGTAGTGCAGCCAGGAGTTAATCATGCTGACGCCTTCATCAATCGTGTCGCCGGGGGTTGCCGTGAAGTCCATGCCTAGCTCGCTCATCTCCTCGATCAACGTGGTCGGCCGTTCCTTGGCCAAGGTCTGCGCGTTGCCGTAGCGGCTGTCCATCCATCGCTCAAAGATTTTCTCGCCGTTCTCCACGTTGCGGATCTCTTCAACATAGCGGGAGAGGCCGAAGCCGAAGTCCTTCTGCGCGGGGCCCTGGCGGCCATCGGCCTTCTTGCCGTCCGGTTCGGCCCACATGCCAGGGTAGCCGACACCTTCAACATACTCGTCGGGGCAGGGCCATTCGCGGTAGATGAAGCAACGGTTGGCTGAGTCAAAGATGGCCCAGATCATGGCCCAGTTGCGGCCGGAGCAGGGATCAATGAATTGGTAGCGGGTGCCGGTGGTCGGAATCCAATCGTGCTTGATGACGTGAACGCGGTCGTTGAAGAGGGGAAAGCGGTTGTTGATCGAGCGGGTCGGGACGCCGTAGGCGCGGCAGAGGATCTTCTCCTTGGTCTCGTTGCGCAACTCGGTCTGCATGCGCTCCCAGCCGGCCCAGGGGTTGTCCTTGGTGTGGAAGTAAATGATCGGGCGGTCCTTGCGGCCGAGTTGGATTAGTGGAACTTGCTCGTATCCGGTGAGTATTTTCTCGCCCTTGTCATCCTTAAACTTGGGCAGCAACTCAGCATCGACGGCCGTGACCGTCCGCGCACCGGTAAGGTAATCTTTTACCACCGGACTGTAGCCTTCAATCGGCGTGAAGGTGACGATGAGGACACCGTTGCGGTCGAGCAGACGGAAGCGCAGGGTTTCCAGAAAGTCGATGGGCACCAGCTCATCGCACCAGGCTATGTCAATCTCCCCGCCTTCGATGGTGGAAATGTCTTGCGAGTAATTGCGAAAGACGCACTGGCTGCCGTTGGGGGCGACGAACTTGGATTCTGTAAAACCCCCCTTCACTGAAAAGGTTATGTTTGTCACGGTTCCTTTCCGCGCCGTTCGCCATTCGCTCGGGAGATACTTGAACACTCGCGGCTGCTGCATTTCGATACTGTTCGGCGCCGTGGTTTGGAAGCACCACGCCACGGATTGCTTCTTCTCCCACAGCCGGCGGACAACTTCTCTCGCCGCCCACTCCGTCTTGCCGGAGCGGTTGCCGCCCATGACAAGCAGCTCGCGGTGCTGTTCAAGATACCTAGACGCGCCTTTCCATATCGGCGGGATATAGCCGTAGCGGAAGGGGTCTACCTTCTCTTTGAGGATTAGCTCCTCCCGCTTCATCATTAGCTCCCAGCCCTTCTCCGGTCCCATGGCGAGCAGTGTCTCCTTGGGCGGGAGCTGCATCACCGGATGAGCGGTCGGCGTGAAGCGGCTGGCGGCGGACTTGGGTTTGGTGCTCATCTTAAAAAAGTGGTGACAGCACTCCACAGTGCCGCCACCGCGCATTGGCAGGCGCAGCGCGAGGCGCACCGACCTTCCCAGATCAGTAATCGCGGCCCCTGTTCTCCTTTGCGCAAAGTCATGCGAATGCCTCCTGCGGCTCACAGAACCGCACATGCTGCTTGGGCACCGTGTAGTTGCGGCAGCGGCGGCCTTGCCTCGGGTCGTAGACCTCCTCGACCTGCCAGTGCTTGCGGGTCCATCCATAGACGACGGCGGCCACGGTGCGGTTGGCGTTCTCGATGACGTAAGCCAAGACCGGCGTGTCGGCCTTGGCATCGACCTTGTAAGCCTCGTCCACGATGACCGTGGGATAGGGGTAGTCTTCGCGGTTGGTGAAATGCAGGTTGGTGCGGACCTTGTGCTCGACGCGGCCCTGCACCATGAGGTCGCCGTTGTCGGCGTATTGCTCGCGCGCGGAAGCATCGGGGCGGGTGCGTTGCGGCGGTAGCCAGACTTGCATGCCGGTCTGACGCAGCTTGTCGGCGAAGTCGTTGACCGCCCGCCGACTGGCGCTCAAGTCGCCGAGAAATTGCTGGTCGGATTTCATTGTTGTTCCTCAATATCCAACGTCGGATTCGGCGCCGACCTGATCTGGTCGATGCGGGCGGTGAGCCAGCGGCCGTTGTCCTCGCGGGCGACGGTGATGTAATCGTTCTCCATCCCGCCGTTGTTGACGCCGTATTGGATGCGGCAGGGGCAGTCGATGCCGTCAACGTAGACGCGGTCTTTGGTGGGCCAGATGGTCATAGAGAGAGGGCGACAGGCCCCGCTTTTGTTGCGGTTACGGGGCAGGCGGTTATGTGACTACCGGGGCGAATGCCTCCTAGCGCCGCAATACCTTTGACTGTCGCTTTGAATTTCATTTTGCCGCGTCGCACTGGGCGCCACACGCTGCGTAGCCGGCCGCGTCGATCCAGTTGTCCGCCTTGGGGCGGTGCGCTTGGCGCGCGATTTTGACCAAGATCATCAGCGCGGCGATGTCGCTTGGTGTGACCAAGACGTTGGCGCCGTTGGTCCGGGAGAGGTAGCTGCTGAACATCTCGGCTTGGGTTCGGAAGCCATCAGTCGGGCAGCCGTAGCTTTGGTTGCGATCTCCGCAGACCGCCTCTGCGGCGATTCGTAACGTCTCGGTTGCGGTGTTCATCGGCGGGCCTTTTTAGCGGCCATCTCGGCGCACAGGGCGTCGGCCTTTTTCTTGGCAGCCTTGGCAATCATTGTGGAGCGCAGGGCTTTGAGTCGGGCAATCTCGTTGTCGATGGCCTCAATCTCGGGTGTCATCGTTTTATATTTTTCCATAAAGTCAGGGTTGACCGGCGACGCAAATATAGAGGAAGCCGAAATTGGCGAAGCTGTAGCCAAGGAAGGCGACGGAAAGACCGACGTTGCCCTCGCGGTAGAAGCCGGCGGCCGTCACCAGGTAACAGACGGTCGTGATGAGGAGGGGCGTGAAGGTCATTGGTCCCATCCTTCCCGCAGGTGCCCAAAGTCTCGCGGCTCAGTAACCTCGATGCCCCCAGTGCCGCAGACGCCGCACCGCCCGATATGGTAGGTGGCCACGGACCTGCCCTCGGGGCGCTTGCCGTGCAGACGGCCGCACTGATTGCATATCCAGTCGGGATACTGTTTGGGTTTCATCATAAAAATTCCGTCCCAGTTGCGGCGAAAAAGGGTGCCATTCACCGCACGCGGCGTGTCGCCTTTTCCGGCCATCTTATCGGCGCGTCTTAGCGGTCCTCGCGGATTGCTTGAACGCCTTGGCAGTCGGAGCGCCGGCTGATCCGGGTTTGCGCATCTTCTCGCCACTGCCTGCGGCGATGCGTTTTTGCTTGGCGTTAATGTTGGCGTATAGTCCTTGTTTCATTTGGTTGTTATTCTTCGTTTTCTGTTTCTTTTCCGTATTTGATCGCCCATACGAACATGAATCCGTAGGCGGCGAGGGCACCGATAAGCATGCCTGCGGCGAGGCCAATGAGGATGAAGCCGGCGGCGGTCATTCGTGAACGCGCCTCCACTTATCTTTCCACATTGACCTCGCCATCGTGGCGGACTTCTCGGCGACAGCTTCTTCGCTCATGTCAGGGCAGACATGGTGCATGAGTTCATGCAGAACCGTGTCCAGCTCGTCCGCGCCGGATTGGCGTGGGTCGATGTAGACCTTGCCGTCGCCCATGGTCATCCCGTCCGCCTTTTCGCGGCCGAGCTTCTTGCGGACGATTGCTATGGTTCTGCGTGGGGGCATATTAGATGCCGGCCTCCTTGGCACAGGCGTCCAGCGTTGGGTTGACCCTGCGGCGTTCTTCCAGCTCGCGGCGGAATACCTTGATCGCGCCTTCATCAAGCGCCGTCCACCAGCCCATTGCCCAGACGAGGTCGAGGGTCATTTGGCTGCTGAACATGAGGGCCGAGACAATGGGGTCTTTGTCGTTCATGCCGCCTCCTTCAGCGTAGTGAACGCTGGGCGCCTCGGGTCATAGCCCTTGATGTGGCTCCACAAGATGGCGGCAGCCTTGAACGCCTCCCAATGCGGGAGCAGCGATTCATGCTGGTAGCCTTCGACGCGACCGACTTCGGTCGTGCTGATGTAGACGTTCCACGCCTTCACTTCGGGCAGACGGTCCAAGCCGTAATGCGCCACGGCATAGGCGGCCAACTGCATACCTTGCGTGTCGTAGGGCTTGCAGGTCTGCTTGGGCTTAGTCTTGCGCGTCTTGTAGTCGATGATCACCGGGGCGCCATCGGCATCGTGACCGAGCACGTCGCAGCGGCCGGCGTAGCCGATCTCTAGGTTGACCAAGACGTTTTCAATCTGGTCGTAGGTGATCTTGGCTTCCTTCTTCCACGCGACGACCGGGGCGACATACGCCCACATGTCTTCGGCGATGGCGTCGGGGCCATCGGTGAGGAGCTTTTCCAGGGCGTCATGCACCTTGCTGCCTAAGTCGGCGGCGCCGGCTACTTGGTGGTGGCTGGCGTTGATGACCCGCTCGATGAAGTATTCTGCCGACTCTTCGCCGGTCGGTGGGCTTTCAAAGGCGGCGGCGGCTACTTGAGTCGCCTTCCAGTTCATTAGGGCCGGCTTGGCGACGATGTCGGTGATGCCGGTGACAGAGGGCAAGAGCCCCAGCTTCTTGGCGTCGGCCAGCGTGGTGTCACGCATGCCCTTGCCGTCAGCCTTGGGAACCTGGTGAAGCGGGGTGCCGTCTGGTTGATACCAGTGGCCGCCGCCCATGTTTTTGTTTTCTACGAGAATTGCCATAACTTTTATTGGGTAGTGGGGAGGGCCACACGGCCCTCCCCGGTTACACACGCTACCGACCAAGTTTGCTGCGGTGCCAGATGTAGGCGCCGTTGCGGGTTTCTTCGACTTGCACGTCCTTGTTGGCGCGAACGGCGTCCGCGACAACTGTGGGGATCAAGTGCGCCTCATGCGCGGCGTAGGGGCCGGCGAGGCAGATGAATCCCTGTTTGCCGAATTGTGATTTGCCGATGATGCTCATGGTTAGAATGGAATTTCGGCTCCGGTGTTGTCGTTGCTGGCGGCGGCCCCGAAGTCTTCGACCTTGGGAACCTTGGGCAGCAACTCTTCCATGACCTCGGAGATAGTGCCGATGTCGCTATAGGTGCGGTCGCCCTTGGTGTTCTCAACGACCGTGACTTGCGCGGGCTTGCCGATGAGGCTTGCCGTGTCAAAGCCGGGCTTCGGGGCTTCGCCCTGCCAGCTAACCAAGAAGGCGCGGAGGGCGCTGTTCTCATGGTTGCTGATCTTCATGGACTTGCTGGCCAGCTTGCGCAGCGAACCATCTTTGGTTTTTACACCGAAGATGAAGCGGGTGAGGTTGACGATTTCCGTCTCTTCGCTCTCATACTTGCGGCGCTCGACGTTGTATTGATCGACCACGTCGAGGCAGACCGCGACGTAGGTTCCTTTGGACGGCGGCTCGCCAAGGTTAGCGAGGGCCGGTGCTTTGGTTTCTGGGATTTTAGCCATGTTACTTATTTATGTTTGTTTGTGTTGTGTTGTGTGCTTGTGCAGCAACGAAATCGGAATGCGCGATGAGCGTAAGAAGGTCTTTGAAGCGCAGCGTGGCCAGGGGTTCCTCGTTGCTGCGCTTGTGGCCGACGACCGGGAAGGGCTTGGCGCCGGCATCGCGGACGGCTTGGGCCATCCAGTCTTTGATTTTGACCACCTGGCAGAACTTTATTTCCCAATGGAAGTCGGGGAGGGCGGGAACAACCACGTCCGGGCTGTCGGTGCCGCCGCTAAACTGCTGCCCACGGCGGGCCTCAAAGCCGGCTTCGCGGAACATGTCGCGGAACATGCGTTCTCCTCGGGCTCCTTTTTGGCGGCTATTCATTGAGCAGGGCGTTGATCTCATGCAGGTCGGGTTTGCGGGCGGAATAGGTGGCGGGCTCGTCAATAAGGCGGGGCGTGGAATCAAACTTGCCAGCGTCAAAGCGGGTGAACTCAGGGTGCCAAGTCATGGGGAGCATGCCGGTCTTGCCCTCGCGGTGCTTGACCATGTTCCACTCGGCGGGCTGGGGGTCGCTGCCGTGCTGCGCGTTCTCGTAGTAGTCGGGGCGGTAAAGGGTGGTCACGATGTCGGCGTCTTGCTCCAGGCTGCCGCTGTCGCGCAGATCGGAGAGCTTCGGGCGGCTGTCGGTGCGCCCCTCGACTTGACGGTTGAGCTGGGCGGCGGCGATCACCGGGATGTCTAGCTCCATGGCCATGGCCTTTAAGCCCCTACTAACCATGCCGACCTCGTTCTCGCGGCTCTTGATCGTGGCGCCGGCCACACGGATGAGGCCCAAGTAATCGACCATGATGCACTTGATGTCGTGCTTGCGGACCTCCCGGCGGGCGCGGGCGCGGAGTTCATGGATTGTCGGCGCCTCGCTGTCGTCGATGAAAAGCGGGTCATCGGCCAGGCGCATGCTCTCGACCTGTAGGCGCTTAATCTCGTCCTTGCCCACGGCTCCGTTGCGCAGGCGGGTGCTGCTGACCCGAGCGCGGGAACAGATGATGCGCTGCATCAGGTCAAAGCGCTTCATCTCCAAGCTGTAGATGAGCACCTTGGTCTTCTTGGCCGTCATGCGGCCGGCCAAGTTAAGCAGCATGGCACTCTTGCCCATGCCGGGGCGGGCGGCGACCAAGATAAGCTGCCCGCCACGCAGGCCGCCGGTCATGGTGTCAAAGTCGCCGTAGCCGGTGTGCACGCCCCTCGGCTTGCCCTTCTCCAAGATGGCGCGCTCCATCTCGGCCATGACGCCGTGGATCATCTCGCTGGCAGCGGCGGCAGTATCGCGGCGGCCGCTCATGTCGATGCCAAGAATGCTCTCGCCGGCCTGGGCCAAGACCTCCTCGACATCGACGGCCGGGTCTTTGGCGGCGACGGACATGCGGCCAGCGGCGTCCAAGATGCGACGGCGGGCCATGTAGTCGCGGAGGATGGCGACATGGTAGTTGATGTCGCGGCCGCCACCGTGGCTATACATCTCGGTCAAGACGCCGGGACCGCCGACCTGCCCAAGTTCGCCGCGCTCGTCAAGGCGTTGGGTCACGGTGAGCAGGTCGGGCATGCCGCCGCCGGCGCGGATGGCGGTAATCGCCGCCAGGATGCTTTGGTGGGCTGGGAGGAAAAAGTATTCGGCGTTCAGCTCGTCCCACTCGTCGATGATGTCGGAGTGCAACATGAGCGATCCCAAGACGTAGCTCTCGGCCGTGCTGTCGTAGGGAATGGCGGCGGGTTTTTTCATAACGCTGGGGGTTGGCCATCGTCCTCGATGATCAGCGCGAGCAAGAACATCGCGGCGAAGAAAATAAGAACGTAAACGAACGTGGACATAACAACTGTGGACTTTTGTAGCCGGATGTGTGCTGTGTGTCTACAAGTTTTTTTGAGGAATTTTTAGGACGCCTCGGCGCTCCCAAAATCGGTCGCACGCCTCCCGCACCGAGCGGAGCAAACGCTCCGTCTCGGGCGAGGGTGTGCCGTCTGGCAGGAAGGCTAAAACTTCCCCGTTCTTGCGTGCAGTGGCGCCATCCAGCTGCTCATGGAGCCATGCATCGCGTGGGTTCATTGCTTGTCGGCAATTAAGCGGTCGATGAGCAGGTCTAGGGCGACCAAGGCGCCTATGGCGCTCTTAATCGTGGCGCGCAGATCGGCGACGTTTTGGGATTTCGAGCGGTCGATGAGCAGGTCTAGGGCGACCAAGGTGCCTATGGAGCTCTTAATCGTGGCGCGCAGATCGGCGACGTTTTGGGATTTCGGGGTGATGGTTTTCCGCTTCACGGCAGCGGCTTTCTTGGTGGGTTTACGGGTTTTCATAAATACTGGACCAATATACAGTGGGGGTCAGACATCCGCTGGGGTAGGGGGTAAGCGGTAAAAATTGTTTATCGGTTCGCGGTTGAGGATTCTGCGAGAGCACCTAAAAGGCTCCAGTTACCAGGGTCACGGTGCCGGCCGGGGGAGTAGCTGATCTGGCCGTAGTGCGCGACATCGGCCAGGTGCCAGAAGACAAACTCATGGAGGTCGGGCAGGTAGGCGGCCAGCACGTCAAAGTCGCCGGTGGTATACTTCTTGTTCCGCGAGGATGTGCTGACCTTGTAAAAGCCGTCAGCCTGGGTGCTTAGACAGGCCCGCTTGACTTGGATGCCGATGTAGGGGCCTTGGCCCATCTTGAGGCAAACGTCGGCCTTGGGGCTGCCGACCAAGGGCGTGAAGATCGTATAGCCGCGCGCCCCAGCCTCGGCGCAGAACAGCAGCTCGGCGTGCGCCCCCTTGTCCCTAGCCGATAGGACGGTCACGATCCCACCGCCCTTCTAATCTCGGCCAACTCCCGCTCAAAGGCTGACTGCCCGGAGGGCACGGAGGGGAGGGCAATGGGGGCCATGGGCACGTCCCTCTGGGCGTTGCGGACAAAGGCCATGAACTGCCGGCGGCTGGCCACCTTGCCCTTCTCCTTGCACCACGCGAGGCAGCGGTCGAAGAGGACGAGGATGTCGATGTTGGGATTCTTCTCGCCCAACCGGCGGAGCCATTGCTCGTCGGTCAATCCCTTGCCGAGAACGCCCTCTCGTTTGCGGACCAACTTTATCTCTGAATCCAGAGAGGGTGGCGAATTGGATTGTTTGATTACGGTTAGCTGCGGCGTTTGGGGGCGAGCCGTAGGCGAGCTACTATTATTATCTGTATTGTTATGTATTGTTGATTGGTCATTTTGACCAATAGTATTGGTCAATTTGACCAATAGAGGTTCCGGCCTATTGGTCAAATTGACTACTAGGTCATTTTGACCAATATGGATTTTGGGCAACTTCCACTCGTTGGCCACCTGCCCGCCGTCGCCAAACTCACCCTGCTTGATCTGCTCAACCTCGCCCGCTGATTGCAGGGATTTGAGAGAGCGGTATACGGTCTTCTGTCCAAGCCGGGTCTTCTTAACCAGCGTGCCGTAAGAGGCGTAACACTCAGCCGTCTCGTTACAGAAGTCGGCCAAGGCCAACAGAACCAGGCGATCCGAGCCGGCCGCCTCACTGTGCTTCCAAACCCAGTTAGTCGCTTCGGCGCTCATCGTGCCCCCCTCCGCTTCCATCTAGGACCGCGTTCTTTTGTGTCAAATACCAGCATGCCGTCACTGTTGGCCTGGACATACTCACACTTGGGCCCACTGCCCGCCGGCCACTCCTCCCGCGTCTTAACGCCCATCAAGCACAGCTCGCTCCAGCCGGGAACAGAGATCCAGACGTAGTGGTTGTTCTCGATCTTCTTGGGCGAAACCTTGGCCGTGACCTTGTAGCCGGGAACAAAGCCGGCCTGCTTGGCGACATACTCGGCAAGCGCCTTCTTGTCAGAGTAATGAGGCGCGGGGCCGCCAGAGTTTACAGGGTCGGGCGAGGCAGGGGTGGGCGACTCAACCGTCGGCTCAACCTCGGGCCGACTGCTCTCGACATTCGATTGTATGTGCTGGGCAAACAACGCCTTCAGCTTGTTGTGATACGGTTTTAGGTTAGGCTTCATCGTGATAATGTGTGGGTAAATGGTTGGGGGTTAGGTGCTTTTGCGAAAAATTTCGGCGTCGGATAATGAATCGGGTAGTGATCTATTAGAAGAAGAGGCAATCCCCCCCTCCCCTCTGTCGGTAGGGGGTGGGGGGGGCAAAAATGGGGCCTCTACCGGCTCAAAAACCGACACACCGGACGCGTCAACAGTGTCGGAACACTCGGAAACAAACGGTTGTTCACCGTCTGCGCGGTCAACCAGGGCCGGAGGCGGCGGTGTCGGGCCTTTTGCGGCGCCCGTTCGGCCGGTGTTACCTATCGAAACCGCCGACGATTCAATCACCACACCCTCGACGACATCACTCCACTCATCAACGGCGGGCGCAGCGACGATCTCGACCCGGCTTGTCGCACCACCAGCTAGCAGTTCTGCTTTCTCGGTCGCAATCGCAGAGAGCACGGAGAGCGCTTGGTCTCTCATCTGCGGCAGCCGGTCAACAAGCTGCGCAGTGCCCAGGGCCGCCAGCGTCGCCCAATTTTTCGCGGTCACATCGCGCGCCATGTCGAGCAGCTCGGGCCGGTTGCGGATCAAAGCGGCGGCCGTGTGATAGCTGACGCCGACCTCCTCGCAAATGCGTGTGATGGGAACACCGGCAATGTGCATTGCCGCAATGGCTTGTGCCTTGTCTTCCGGTATCGTCATGCCGGTCGAACCGGCGGACAGCTTGACCGGCTGAAATGCCGGTTTCTCTGCCGGGGCCTCTTGCACCACGGCACCCGGCGCAGATTCTTGGGCCTTGGCTGGCCCTGTGGCGCGCTTTCTCGCCGTGGCCGCTGTCTTGGTATGGGCGGCCATACACTAGGCAACACGGACCACGGAAACCGGCACCGGCTGGGCGGTCGCGCCGTAGAACCGCGCGAGCTCGGCCGTGCTAATCAAGGTGCAACGCAGAGACGGCCGGGAGCACCGGATTAGGCCCTTGGCGAGATAGCGGTTGAGCGTGTTGCGACTGATGCCAAGGCGCTTTGCTGCTTCTTTCGGTCTCAGGTATTCAAGCGGTGATGCGTTAGACATGCGCGCAGTTGTAAGCAAACAGCACACGCTACACAACCACAACTTTCAGCAAGTTTTATTTGTTAAGGGGAAAACCCCAGAACGAATCACCTTGCACTCTCGGTTGACTAGTGCTCTGGTTGCCTCGTTATGAAAAAGCGCCCCAATCGCGTGCTGACACGCTCCGTCCGAAGCGTGACCGTCAACACACGCGTCACAAAAGAAATCAGAGACCGCGCAAGGACGGCCGCAAGTGCGCTTGGATGGGTCCCGGCGGACGTTTACCGCGCGGCCTTTAGCTGGTGGCTCGATTGTTTCGACGCTGCCGGAAAACGTGAACCCTCCGACATTGAACGCGCGGCCGCCTTGGCGTCGATCCAGTTGGCACATGGGCGGATCGCCGAGGCGCTCGGCACCTACGAAGCCAAGGGCCGCAAATAGGGGGCCAGAAAAAAAGTTTGCACCACCATGTTTTTTTATTTGACAGCACAGCACACAACGCGCATTGTTCGCGTTGTTATGAAACACGCACTCACCATGGCGGCAGAGGTTCTGACCGTCTTTTTAATCCTCGCCTTGGGCGCTTTGCTCTTGGCGTTCTAAAAACACAAACACACACGAACACACACGGAGACACAAAATGAAACAGACACTAACGATTGCGCGCAAACTGCGCGAAGACGAAAACGCAGGATTAAGCACCGGCTGCTTTCCACCAGAACCCTTCCGGTTCGCCGGCCGCAGCTTCACCGGCAGTGCCGTGCTCGCCCTGCGCCGCGCCTACGGCGAGCACCGCCTGCAGAATGCCTGCGTGGCGCTCGACGCCTTGCCCTACGATGACAACCTAAAAGCCATCGCCAACTGGTGCTATGCAGACGATCACGTTCAGCTCTGGCAAGCGATGGCCGGGCGTCTGGGGGTCTCCTCGCATGAAAGGAAACCAGCTCCCATGACCGCCAGCCAAAACCGCGACAACCTAGCGCGCCGCAAACAAGCGCGCAAAATACTAGACGACACAGACACCGAATTAGCCGCTGACGTGGAGGCGGCACACCGCGCGCAATTCGCGCCGGAAGCTAACAAACTGCAAGCGGTCCAAAGTTTCTTTGAGACTCGCGGACTGCACAACCGGGGCTGGGTGGGAGATTGCACGCTGCGCACGGCCCACCGGAACGCGGTGAGGGCCGCCGAGGGGGCGCAATGCCCCTCCAGCCAATGGCCGGCTGGCCGCCAGGGCTAGAGAATGGTACAAGCTGTCGTGACTTCCGACACTGGTCCCGGTTCGCCGGGGCCAGCACGGACGGCAAACAGGCCAACCAACACAACAACCAAAACGGACGAGCCGACCGACCAAACAGGCACACACACACACAATGAAAACCACACGCTACACCAACGCCGAAAAAATGCCCGACGAAACTCAGTTTGACTACGTCATCGCGGTTTCCGCGTGGGCGGACGCCGGAACAGCCGAATATATCGGCATCAGCGGGCACCCCACTCACGATGATTTGCGAGCCATGCTCGCCGATGAGGTGGCCGAGTTGTGGCGCTGGCTCGACGAGGAGGTAAAAAAGGGGAACATGGACGAGCGCACCGACGAGCCGCAGGTCGCCGAGGTTCGTCAACGCCCCGCGGCCGCAGACGGCGATTGCCCGCCGTCCTATGAGTGGCCGGCGATAAAAGAAACTAAAATGGAGCGCGCTCTCCGCCTTCTTCCGAAGGGCTGGACACACTCATTTCACGCCGACGGGAGCGACGGTTACCCAACCTACCGCTATGGCGTGAGCATATACGACGAAAACGAGGTTCAGGTGGCGTATGCCAGCAAGCCCGAAAAAGGATCGCGGACGCGGACTCCGCACGGAGAACTTATGGCGTATGGAGAGCCGTCGGCCAAGCGCAGTGCGGCGCGGGTCGCCGTTAACCGGTTCGCCGCTGCAATGTGGGGACAGCACCCTATTTGGCCCGCGAACTGTTATTTCACGGAAACGGAAAATGAATAAAGCCGCCCAAGCTCTCGGAAAACTCGCCGCTGGAAAGCCTAAAAACTTTTCTGCGGCTGAGCTGGCCCGCCGAAAGAAACGGCTTGCTGCCGCCCGCGCAAAACGCTGGCCCAAGAAAGACGCCAGTTCCTCGAACACAGACAAAGGAGACACACAATGAAAACAGAACCAGAGATCAAAGCTGCCCGCGAGCTACACAAACTACTCGCCGAGGCGTGTAAAACGGCGAACGCAAAAAGCGCGGACGCCACACTGTGCAACGAGGATGGCGGGCCGGTGGACAACCTGCCCGATTCCGCGCTAGCCCAAGCGACCCATTTGCACGTTACGCTCGATTTCATCCCCTGGCGGGATGGCGTCCGGCCGCTGACCGAATCGGGCCGGCGCGAGATGGTCGTTGAGCAGAACACGCTCGACGCGATCGAGCGACTCGCCGAGCGGCACGGCACGCTCGGCGCGCAATACCACATCGACAGCATCGACGGCTCGGGCTACGGCTATGCCGTTACGGCAAAGTGATGGCCGCCGCGTCCGCCTAAACATTCGCCGCTCACACCGGGGCAGGGGCCGCAAGGCTCTTGCTCTGGTCGCGGGGCGGTGATGGCCGCTGAACCTATGGAAACCAAGCCAACCGGGCCATTGAAAAAGCCAGCAAGCGCAAGTGGCGCCGACCGCACCTGCATCCCGCAACCAAGGGGCGCATGAAGACCCGTAACGCAGCGCCTGCAAGGTGATGGCCGCCAAGCCCACCGAATGACACCTACGCTTGCACCCGCCAACCGAACAGGCATATTTACTCTGTTACGCCACAATCAGCAGAAGATTATGAGCCGCCTGCTCTGACCGTTGAGCTACACCCCCGAAATTCATTTCTCTCTGTAAACCTGTAACGCAAATGGCTCACGTTGTAACACATTGCCTCATTATTTTTGACACCGAACTTGCACAGAACTTGACACACTTTTGACACCAAGTATCCTGCGCCTGTTATGGCATCCTTCAAACTAGACGCCCCGAAACTCGGGATGCGTGGCACCTGCTTCATCCGCAATGGCGGTTGGTGGTTGCGCTTTACCGATCCCAGCACCCACAGGATGCGGCGGGTCAGCCTCAAGACGACAGACGAAAAGATGGCGAAGCAGAAGGGCATGTCGTTCCTCACTATCGCGGCCGGTCAGGGCATGGCCAAGCTGAAAGAGGTGGCCGGCATGCGCAATGACGCCCCGACCATCGCCGCCCTGGTCGAGCACTACGAGAAGGTCAGCGACTGCGACACGGCCCACCGGAACATCACGGCCCTCCTGCGGGTCATCGCCCGCGCCAAAGGCTGGGACCACGGAGACCGGCGCACCATGAGCGAGGCGGTTAAGGCCAAGGTGATGGCCGTCCGGTCCAGCGAATTGACCGCCGAGACCGCCGTAGCTTTCCAGCGGGCCGATGATGGCACCAACAATTACACCAAGGGCACCACGCTGGCCGGGGCCAAGGCCGTCTTCGCCCACACTAAGGACTGGATCGGCTTCCACCTGCCCGACCTGTCCGCCTTCCTCAAGACCAGCAAGCAAGCCATGCAGAAGTATGACCCGAACAGCTTCCAGCACATCGACAAGGACGCCTTGGAGGCCATGGAGCAGGATAGCCGCAAGGATAAGCTGATCCGCCGCGCCTTCATCTGCTGCCGCTACCTCGGGATGACGCCCAAGGAGGTCAGCTATGCCCGCCGTAGCTGGATCGAGAGCCGGCCGAACGGACAAACAATGTGCATCCGTGAGCGCCGGGACCAGCAGTTCACCCTAAAGACCGGCGGCGCCCGCGAGCGCGACATTACCCTGCCGCCATGGATGGCCGAAGAACTGATGACCGCCGACGATTATCTGTTACCTTACGAGACGCCCTTTCTGCGCTACAACTACATGCTCCGCGTCTTCAATCTCTGGGTCCGCCGCTTTATCCCCGACCGCAAGGGGGCAGCCTACGAGCTGCGCAAGCAAGCCGGAAGCAACTGGCTAGAGGCGACCGGCCAGATCAGCCAGGTGCAATATCTTTTGGGGCATAGCACCCCCACCACAACCGCCCGCTGGTATGCGACATGGCAGAAAGCCGTGACCGTGCCGCTGGTATTCCAAGAGAGACCGCTATGAAACTACTGACCACAATAACCGCCGCCGCTTTAGTGATGGCCGCCACGGGGTGTCAAACGCCCGATCCGCTCTACGAGAGGATACTGGCCTCCAGCAAGCAGCGACAAGAGCAACCGTTCAAGCCGCAATTCCAGCCCGGCACCGACATGATGGGCATTGCCCCGTCAACCGTAGTGTTCAATGACGCCCCAGCGCCGGCGCCAGCGGCCGCACCGCAGCCTGTAATCGTCGTAACTCCTCGCAGCGGCACCACCATGGCCACACAAGTCGGCGGCACTACTGTCGTCTCGCAGTTTGGGGGCAACAGCGGGCTTTACTTGCCGCCGGCCCCGCCGATTTACACTGGCGGCCAGACGCCCACGGTCTATACCATGCCTATCCAGCAACCGTAACTTTTGTCGGGTGTCTCCGATAAATCGCAGGGGTTGCCCCCTTGGTTCCGTGCGGTGCCTACCAACCAAGCCTCTTTGACCAGCAACCCCGCCAATCAACAGCCGTGGACAAGATCGTGGACGATATCAACCGCCGCATGGGGTCGCCGCGCAGTCCGGTAATCAAGCGGGCGTCACAGGGGACGAGCCGCACGGGTAAAGGATGGCAAATGAAAAGCGGCAGACGTTCCCCAGACTACACAACAGACTGGCGCCAACTGCCTGTGGCCAACGCATAAAAAGTTGTTCTGGCCTAGGACAGCGGATGTCCCACCCCCTGTGTTGAACTGGGCGCGTGAATACACATAGCCCGAACCCCGACCACAACATCTGGAACAACAACGGCACCTGGTGGTGCCACTACACGATCCACGACTCCAGCAAAACCGCCCGCCGCGTGCGAGTGTCGCTAGAGACCAAGGACATCAACGAGGCCCGCCAACGGCGGGACAACCTTCTGAAGGTCACTGGCAACATCAGCACCAAGGTGCCATGGCCGCGGGTCTCTCGTGGTCAGGCCATGCCCGACGTGGGCCCGGATATCTGCGAAAGCCGGGCCGTGCGCAGGCCGCATGGATACTGGCCTCTAGCTATAACGCATTGAGGGTTTGAACAATGCGCTGGTCGATCGGATCAACCGGAAAGCAAAGCTCCCTTGGTGCGTTTAAGGAAACGCACAAATGACAAAGGCCCACTCCGCCGCGCTCGCGGCGTTGCCCGAAGGCTGCGTGCTCTCACTGCGCACTCAGTTGCGAGCCTGATTTTCCATATGACACACAAACTGCTTGTAGCACTTAATGGGCGAGCAGACACTTTTGCAATCCGTAGCGGTTGTGAGGCTATAGCCTTTTGATAACAGATAATGGTTGCGCTCCACCCTTCAGAAGAAGTAAAAAACTTATAGAGTTATGGCCCACTCGTTAGCTCAGACAATCCCGGTGTTTCGCCGGGGCGGCAGAGACGGTTGCGTCCGGCGAAAGCCGACGCGGAAGCCGTGCTCCTGCCATTCGCATCACCTCGCAAGCTGTGCTCCTCATGGCATGCGCACGGCTTCCGCGCCTGCTTTCGCAAGAAAGTAAGCAATACAATGGTGGCTAGCCGAGTGGGCCATCTCACCTCATCAACGGCCCTCCCCCGTCAATGAACCAAAGCGTCATCGCACGGTCGGCTGAGGACGCGGAGATCAACATGGGTGATCTCTTGCGCCACTCAGCAGAGAACATTCTTCGAGACTCGGAAAACACAAAGGCATGCCGAGCAAAGTATTTCGCCGCTAATCGGGAAGCGTGGGTCGAATTTGCTGACGCAGTAGGCAAAGACCGAAATTCCATAGTCCACAGCCTGCGAAACAAATTATTAGCGAGCACTTCGCCGAAAGAGGCCAAAGTTGTCGCGTTGTATGCCTTGCGCGTTTTGCGCGCAGGCAAGGGAGCCAAGTGGCAAGGTGTGTCGAAACAGTCAGGCACGGCTTTTTTAGAACTTCTTGATTACCTCGAGAACAGTAGGCTGCCGACTCAGCTGAGCCCTCTTGAAAGTTCGCTGATGCGAACAAACAAGGCGCCCCGACCAGCTGCTGTGGCCTTCGAGTTTGCATCCTTGGTTGAAAAAGACCCAAGACTCGTCAAAAGACTGTTTGCATACGCGTGGCAAAACTTCGGAGCAAAAGGGATCACCGAGCTGCTCGCCATTCCTGCATGGCAGAAGTTGAATCTGATTTCGACACTAGGAGAATGGTTCCCCGAGACAGCGCGCAAGCGAATCGACGAGGACAGCCTGAGGGTTTTGGGCGGCGATGTCTCCGCTGCAATTCTTTACGCACCCGAAAACCGTTTCATTTTTCTCGAGTCCTCCCTTGAGCAACGTATCAGCCAAGCACCGGAGAACTTCCGCGGCACCAATGAATACGCTGAAAAACAAAAGCGGATCGAAAAGCTTCTAAGCAGATCTGGCGATACACTGCGCTGCGCCGTAGCGGGGCAACTTGAAGAAGAAAGCAAGTCACTGCTTTTGGAGCGCGAAACGCTCGGACGCTTTGACAAGCGGGTCAAATCGCTTTGGGGTGAACCATGGATTCACCAAGCACAGGGCAACCAAGCCGAAAGCGACTTCTGCGAGTTAGCACAGCGCGAGTCGCCACCAGCTCTCCTTCATTTTCTGTCCTACGTTGCAATTCTTGATCCCTTCGAGAAGCTCCGATGGCTTCTCTCCAACAAGCCAATCTTGAGGAGCGCGTCGGTACCTGCTCTGCGGAGCTTGCTGTCCGATTCGGCAACTAATCCGTCACTTCGAAAAATCCTCCCTGAGTTATCTCTGGCCCTCGAGAACCGATGGCCTTTGGTGATGGGTGATACCACGGCAGCTGTGCGCAGCATGTGGTTAGGCGCCACGGATGCGGCATTCTGGTCATGGTTGGTGTCTGGCCACGCCACGCATCCGGCCCGACGCGACTTGGCGAAATTCCGAAATCTGGTCGTGCAAATTGCTGCTTCACCGGCTGTTCTCGCTTCCAGCGAGTTCTTCGAGGTATTGAACAATACTTCCCTCAAATCCTTGCTCGCTAAGCCGAAGGGCCTTGCCACTGTCACTAAAGCTGTCCGCAGCGACAAAGCGGCGGCGCGGAAGTGGGCGGCAGCTTCGTTCAAGGAAACGTCCTCAGACGCCAAGACCCGCAAAGCATTCCTGAAAATTCTATCAGGCGCCAGCGAGGCCGTGCTGAATGAGGTGACTGGGTTGATTCAAAGCCCCAGCGAAATGGTCGAACTGCTGCGCGAGACAAGCGTGCTAACCCGTACCAAAACGGCGATCCGCATTCTCAACTCGAAAGTCGAAAGCAAGACATGGGCAAACGTTTTGCTTGCATCGATTACGGGCAAGGAACCCAGAGTCCGCGGCCAAGGGCCTATGGCGAAAAGCATCATCAAAGTGATGCTTTCGGATCCTGCCACTTTTGGATGCGAATTGACCCGATTCGCTCCATCCGAGAGCCGCAGCATACTTTTGGAAAAGAATCTACCCGCACTCGTAGCTGGCGCCGCTGGCAACGGCTCACTTGCCGCCTGGCTCGGTCGGGGTGTTATCAAACCCAAAGTCGTGGCCGCGCTACCCACGCTGCGCGAGGCATTCAGAACACGCCCAACCATGCTAGCGGCCCTTGA